TTAAAGCAGTTAAAGCAGAAGTTAAAAAAGAAGTTAAAGCAGTTAAAGCAGAAGTTAAAAAAGAAGTTCAACAAGTTAAACAGGAAGCAATTAAGGAATTACAAGAAGCAAAGCAAGATATGAAAGAAATAATTAAAGAAAGTAATAAAGAAATAAAAGAACTAAAGAAAGAAGAACAGACTGAAGAAGTTAAACAAGAAATAAAAGAAACAAAGGAGTTAGTGAAAGAAGTTAAACAAGAAATTAAAGAAGTTGAAAAGGAGATTAAACAAGTTGAAAAAATACCCGAAATTGTAATGGATGAATACGAGCAGAGAATAGCAAAATATGAAGAGGAGAGATTAAAAAGAATTAAACAACGAGAAGAAGAAGAGGCAAAAATTTTAAAAGAAGAAGAAGAAAAAGAAGCAGAAATACGAAGAAAATATTTAGAAAGCCCCCAATATATAGAAGATATGAGAAGACTTGAAAGCGATGAAAGATTTCGTGAAAAAAAATTAAGAGAAGAAGCCGAGGCAAGAGCAAAACGAGAAGCATATTGGGCTAGTCCTGAAGGAATAGAAGAGCGGAAACGTGGGGAGGCTATTATGAAAAAAGCGAGAGAAGAACGTGAAGCACAAGATGCTGAACGAGAAAGAAGACTAAACCAAATTGCTAAAGAAAGAGGATACGGTAAAAAAGGAAAAGGAATAATAGACACTATAGGAGCTATTTTTACAGGTAGAAAAGATTTTCCGCCATCAGTTAGAAAATTTATAGAAGCAAACAAAGATTTAAAGATTACTAAAATGAGAGTTGGAAGAAAGCCTATAAATTCATTTATAACAACTATAGGCAACGCTTTATCATTTGGAAATTTAAAGGAAGCAATGAAAAAATATGAATATGATGACCTATTTCATTTATGGCTAGAATTCACTATGAGTAATGGAAAAAGTAATATAGTTGAAAAGGATGAAGTAATAAAAATTAGTTCAGTTAATAATAGAGATAGTCCTAAAACTAATTATATGGAGGTTCATATAAAACACAGCCCGACAGTGTATGATTTTTTTTATAAACCATTAAAAGCTATTGGTAAAAATTTCGTTGAATATTCAGCACATAAATATAATTGTCAGGATTTCATTATGAATTTATTAAAATATTCTAACAACCTAACACCAGAATTAACAAAATTTATAGTTCAAGATATAGAGCGGATATTAGGAGACCCTAAATTTTCATTACATAACTCAGTTGTAAAAATGATTACAGGACTAGCGGAAAGAATAGATATAGTAAAAGAGGGAGCAAGTAAGAGGAAAAAAAAATTATAATTATGATAATTGTTTTAGTAGTATCATTATTATATAAAACGGGTTGGATTTTATAATATATATATATAATTTTAAGATTTAACCCGTTTTATATAAAACATAATAAGCCTAAACATTTACATAATTTCACAAAATAAAAGTTCTAGAAAAATGTTTTAAAAAAGTTCTAGAAAAATTTTTTTGAAAAAATATTTTTAAAAAATGTTTTAAAAATATTTTCTATTTTAATATAATATAATAAAAATGCCAAAAGCTATTTTACAGCAAAACGAGAAGCACAGCCCCCACGTTGAACCTAAATCACTTAAAGCAATTGAGAAATTAGCAAAAATTCATTATTCTCATTCAACATTATTCGCATCTCATCCAGAACCAGAAAATTATTTTTTCTTAGCAACAGACCACCACCAAGCCGATATTATAGACAAGAACACAAAAGCAATAATTAAAGCGGGTGAGATAAGCAAAAAATATTTTGCTATTAATAAAAATAAATTAGATGAGGTTAAAACATTATTAAATAATAATCATCATTTATATGAAATTATACGGGAAAATGTAGAAGTAAAATTATATTTTGATTTAGAAGGATTATTAAAAGATGATGAAGATGATAAAATAAACACAACCAATTTTATAAATGCTATATCACACATATTAAATAATGATTTTGATATTGAATTGGGAGACGACGAAATAATTATTTTAAACAGTAGCAGAAAAAATAAATTTTCAAATCACATTATATTTCAATCTATAATATTTAATAACCTAGCAGAAGAAAAAATTTTTATAACATATTTAATTAATCGTTTTAATAAACCATTAAATGAGAAAGAAACCGAATTATTTGAAAAATTATTTTTCATTGAAGACGAAAAACGAAAATGTATTATGGATATTCACCCATACGGCCGAAATCAATGTTATAGATGTATCAACCAAAGCAAAATATATAAAACATTTAAATTATTACCAACTAAACAAATAGATGTATTGGATACATTGACAACATTTAAAATTGAATATAATGTATTAATAACAAAAAAAATTATTGAATCTAAAACGGGACAAATGGCGAAACCAGTTAAACAAATCAAACAACAACAAACTAAAACAGAAGAAACAAAATTAACAACTGACAATTTTATAAATTTTGATTATACACTTAAAGCAGGTAATACATTAATGTCATCTAAAAATTTAGGTTATGCTGATTTAAAAACTTTACCATTATATAAACAATATTTATATTTAATCCCTAATAATGGATGTGATTACAATGATTTTTTATATGTTGGCTTTGCTATTAAAAAAGCAGGTGGAAATAAAGAAGATTGGAGACAATGGGCTAAATTATCTAAAAAATACACAACAGGAAGCAAAATAGACACATTTGATAATTTTAAGACTGAAGGACAAACTTTTAATATTGCTACCTTAAAGAGATTGGCTAAATTATCTAATAAAGATTATTTCAATACACAAGATGAATTATTTAAAACCTATTTTGATTTAGATTTAGAAGATATTAAAATAATTGAAGAAAAAAGCGAATTTGTAAGCCAAGAAGGAACACCAGACGCTAATAATATTTTAGATGAAAATAAATTTATTATCTTATATGCTTATCTAGGTCGTGGAAAAACAACAGCTATTAAAAGACTAATAAAAGAAAAAGGATATAAACGATTTTTATTTATTTCACCTCGTGTATCTTTTAGTTTGTTTATCAGTCAAGAATTTGAGATTGATAATTATACAGATGCTTTATTAGATGAAGATGATAAAAATAAAGTATTTATTAATAACTCTAAAAAACTTATTATTAGTGTTGAAAGCATACAAAAAATTAATATTGATAATAATTATCAATGTATATTTTTAGATGAAAGCGAAGCCATATTAGCCCAATTTTCAAGCCCAACAATGAAAGCCAAATATTTAGATTGTTATAATAAATTAAATGAATTAATTATTAAAGCCGAGAAAGTCGTTTGTGCTGATGCTTTCTTAACTAATAGAACAATTAAATTTGTTAAATCATACGAGCAACCTATAACGCTTATCAAAAATAACACATCACCAATTAAACGAGATGCTATACGTTTAGAAATGGAAGATTTAGAAAAACAATTATTACAACAAGAATTAAAGAACAATAAAAAGCCTTATATATGTTCCTCAACAAAAACAGCATTAGAAAGTTTGGAAGCAGGTAAAAAATTTATGCCAGAATTATTTACTAACTCTATTATATATTATGGCGGTTATAAACGAGATGATAAATTATTTAAGGATACCCTTAAAAATATTAATATTAGTTGGAAAAAAAGCTCCTTTATCGCTACTACTCCAACTAATACGGTTGGATGTTCTTACAGTGTTAAAAATGATTTTGATAATGTCTATATGATGTGCCCCGTTCCCACTTGTTCCGTTCGTGATATGTTCCAGATGATGATGAGAGTAAGACATATTAAACAGAATAAAATGTATTTTTCATTACCAGCAATTAAACGAAACACTAAAGCAAATAGAGACGATATTTATTATTTATCTTTAGAAAATTATGAAAACTACAACAAAGAAAAAATACAATTATGTATTGATGAATGTAATAAATTTATAGCAGAAGATAAAGACAATCAACATATATTAAATATATTAGTTGAAACATTTAAAAAATTTGATGAAACACCTAAAGCATTAAGAGAAATATTATATTTTAATTTATTTGAAATGTATGTATCTAATACACATTATGAGAAAATGTATTATAAATTTTTAGATAAATGCGGATACGAATACGAGCAACCAATAGAGAAAGCTACTAAATCAAAGAAAGAAGCAAAGAAAGAAGATAAAGAAACTATAGAAGCAATACAAAATGAAAAAGATGAAGAATTGATTAACCAATACAACGAAATAAAACTCATAACAGATAACGAAATAGATGAGTATATAATTAATGAGAAAAAAATGAAATCATCAGCAATGGAAAAATTAATCAAAGAAAAATATTTTTATAAGAAGATGATTAAAGACGATTTAAATATTGAAGATGAGGCAAAACATTTTTTTAGTTTTATCAATCCACATAGAAAACAATATTTACAAAGAGCATACGAAGAAAAACACGCTAAGAGTTATATTGATATGATTGAAAAAGAAATTAGCGATAGTAATAAATGTAAAGAGATGATTAAGGGGCAAATGTTAAGACTAAGCATTATAAAAGATTTTACAAAGATATTAAAGCTTAATAATACATTTGATAGAGAGACAATTGTTAAACGTGAAGACGTTGATATATTAATAAAATATGTTGAAGATAACAGAAAGAAAATAACAACATCGTTTAATTTTGTTGATAGAGCCAAGCAACAAGTAGAAGAGAAAGACAAATACAGGACATTTTACCCATATATAGAAGAATGTTTAAAAAATTGGTCTGGTTGTTATTTAGTAGTTGAGAAAAAACATAGCAGTAGCAAGAAGCCAATATTATTTAAGTTGAACGGCATTGATTATTTTAGTATAATGAAAGATACAACAGGGGGCGAAGTTGATTTTATTGAATAAATATTAAGATTATTATATGTTTATCTTAATATTAAGCTTAAACACTGGTTAAACATTAATTAAAAATTTTTAATTAATGTTAATCTATAAATTAATATTAAAATTAAGTTTAAAAATATCTAGGATTTTTTTTCTAACCTAAATTAATATATTAAAATGGTGAAAAATGAAGATGTTATTTTAGCTTTCTTATGTCAAGAGAATAAAAAAGCAGGACACATTGAAAGCATAGACGGAGTATTAAAAGTATATGATAGTATAATTGCTAAGAAAGAAAGAGGATACAATATAATAAAAATATTTAGGTCTTATAGTTCTAAAATGACGATTAGAATAATGAATATGCTACCTAATGTAAAAATTAATTGGAAAAATGGCGGATGGTATTTAAACGGTGAGAAATGGGATAGTGATGAAGCTGATATATGTATAGATAACCCCGAAATGGATAATAAAATATCATCAATACAACTAGAGAAACATTTTTTAAATTGTGATTGTTATAAAAGCGATGAACCTATAATTATTAGTGCCGGAACATCAATTATAGAATTAAAAGAGAAATATAATATATGTGAAAGCTTAGAAAATATAATAAATGATAAAATACATTATTATAGGAGATTAAGAGAAAAACAACTTTGTGAAAGTGGTTGAAAAATAATTTTAATATTAAGTTTAGAAATTTTTTCTCAACATATTTATATATGTTGAAAAAAAGTAAAAATTTATTATGTTTATTCTGTGATACTAATCCTCGTGAGCCAGAACAATGGTTATGTAAGATGTGCCAAAATACACCAACTACAAATAAACCAATTAGGAATTTACCAACTGCCCCAGAAAAGAAAAAAATTGTATTATATTTTTAAATATTAAATTAATCTAGAAAATTTAATTTAATATTAATATTTATTTTATATTGTAATATATATATATGGATAGTTTAGAATTAAAAGAAGCTATTAAAAAGAATAGACCTAAAATTAGTGATAAAAGTGTCGCCACATATACCTCAATTTTAAAAAGTTTAATTAAAAAATATGCTGGAGATGATGAAACAAATTTAAAATGGTTTGAAAATCAAGAAAAAATATTAAAACATTTAGAAGATGTCCCCGCATCAGTTAGGAAAACCGTTCTAAGTGCTTTAATAAGTATAACAGACGAAAAACATAATGATAAATATAAAAAAAAATGATGGCAGACGCTGAAGAATATAAAGCCGATAAGCTTAAACAAGAAAAAACACCAACTGAAAAAGCTAACTGGATAACACAGGAGGAAATTTCAAATAAATTTTTATCAATGTTAAAGGATACTAAAAGCTTATGGAATAAAGCAGATTTATCTAAGCAAGAATATCAAAAATTACAAAATGTAATGTTGGTAGCTTTAACATCTGGGTATTATGTCCCACCACGTAGAGCCGTAGATTGGGTAAATTTTGCCATTAAAGATATAGACGAGAAAAACGATAATTATTTAGATATGAAAAAAAAAGAATTCGTATTCAATAAATTTAAAGGTTCAACCGAGAAAGGAGCACAACGTGTTTCAGTTCCTAAGGAATTATTAGTCTTATTAAAAAAATTTATAAAACATAATAATAATAAATGGTTATTAAATGATAGTCAAAATAAACAATTATCTAGTGTAAAATTAGCCCAACATTTAAATAGAATTTGGGGAAAAAATGCCTCAGTGAATGTAATGAGACATTCGTGGATTAGTCATAAATATCCAGTTGTTAATGTTGCTGAAATGAAACAGGATGCGAAGGATATGGGAAGCAGTGTCAATCAATTTTTAGAAACATATATAAAGAAAGAATAATTTTTAACCAGTATCATTTTTATATAAAACGGGTTGGATTTTATAATATATATATATTATTTTTAGATTTGACCCGTTTTTTATAAATTCTAATTCTATTATAATAATGTCTGGATTAGATTTAAATGATTTTGATTATAGTAAGAGCAAAAACAAATTAAAAAAATATGATGTATTTCGTAATGGTGAATTTGTCGTCTCATTTGGCGGAATTCACCCTAACGGAAAACCATATTCTCAATTCTTTGATAAATTGGGAGTGTATAGCGATTATAATAATAATGATGAAAAGAAGAGAGCAAATTATAAGAAACGCCACGAAGCAGATAGACATAAAAAATATAGTGCCGGTTGGTTTGCTGATAAAATCCTCTGGTAAAAAAAAATATAATCTTATTATAATATGGGTATATGTGATAAGATACAACAATTTTTTAGAGACATATCTATAAAAGAAAGTTGTATAAGCAGTTGCTGTATAACTGTAATTGAAGATAAACACCATCACCATAAGCATAAACATAAACATAAACATAAAGAGCAACACATAGAAAAAACCGAGGAAAAAAAAGAAAATGTTTAAAAATATTTAAAAATGTTTAAAAATATTTTCTAGGATAATATAATGTCAAGTTTTAAAAAGGATTATTCATTTGGAATAAAGAACGAGGATAAAGTGCTAAAACAATTAAATGATTATTTTGAAGATGGATTAATAAGCAAAGCAAAGGACAAATTTTCAAAATATGATTTTGAAGGTAATTTATTTATATATGAATTAAAAAGCCGAAACAATAATTATAATGCTTATCCTACTACATTAATACCCGCTGATAAAATAATAAAAGGTAAAAATCAAATTTTTTTATTTGATTTTAAAGATGGTTTATATTATATTCAATATACTAAAAAAGAGTTTAAACAGTTCAAGCTAGAAGAATTTTGCCGAAATAAAAGAACTGATTACAATGATAAAAAAAATCTTTACTATTTTATACCTATTGAAAATTTAATTAAAATAAATATTTAAAAATGTTTAAAAATTATTTTCTATTTATAAATAATATATAAATGGAAAATCAAACCCAACCACAAGAAAAAAAAGAATTTAACAATGTTGAATATCAAAAAAAATATTATCAAGATAATAAAGATAAATTATTAGATAAGTTAAAACAAAAATCTAAATGTGAAATATGTAATGGTTCATATAGTTATGTTTCTAAAAATAGACATTTACAAAGTGCCAAACATAAAAAATTTATTACTTAATTTTTTTTGAAATGAGCCCAAGCCTCTTTAAGACTAACATTATTTTTAACTTTATAATTCATAACATCCTTAACACTAATTTTTTTCTTACCTCCTGATTTGCCCCCGCCTTCCATTTCATCACATTCACAATCTGTTTTTTTACTGGCTTTTTTCTTTCCTCTTCTTCGTTTGCCACCTTCTAAATCTTCAATATTTGCTTTTTCACTTTCTTTTTTCTTTTTCTTTCTACCACCTTTTTTAGGGGCTATATTTTGTAAATCCATAACTGGTAAAGCCCTTACTTCGTCATCACTTGGATATTGAACTATTGAACCACCGGTAAAATCATTTTCTACATACGGAAAGCCTCCACTTCCCCAAAATCGTTTGTATCCTGTATTATAATAGGTATTAAATCCACTAGGCAAAGGCGGAAAACTCATTTTTATATATATAATATGTATATATAAAAATTTTAGAATATTTATAAATGTAATATTGGAATTTTATTCTCATTAATAAATTTTAATGTTGCTTCATTTACTCTTATCATAATAAACTCGCTAATAGGGCTTATAGTGTTTATTATTGTTTCGGCATCTCTCATATCTATCACGCTTTTAATATCTTGGAAAACTTGATTAGATATATCTATCTCATAAACATTTTGTAATCTGCTAATTATAGAATTAATATGAGCGTGTATATAATTTAAATTACTATTAACACTATAACCAAATTCTAACATAGTTGTTAAAACTTTTAAATCAGTATTACAACTATTTAACAAATTAATATTACCTTCTAAAAATTCACTAACTACTTTCATAAATTTATAATTTTTATTCATTCTCTCATAAGAATAATAACGTTTCAAATATTTTAATATGTTTTGTGGTTGTAAATAATAATATCCTAAACCGTTTAACCCTATTTCATATTGTATAATTTTTTGTGTTTTTGGTGTTTCATATAATAAATTTGTAATTTCTACAAATTTACTTTTACTCTCACAAAAAAAATATAAATCTATTTTATCTAATTCACTATATCTCACGGCATTTTTTAAATTTAACATATTAAAACCGTTTTCTGTTTTGTATAAATTACTTATCTCATTTGGCGACCATCTTATAACACTTGCTAAATGTAATTCTCTATGTAATAATAACCATTTTTCAATTATATTTTTATCTGTTAATTGTGGTATTTCTGTAAAACCTAAATCACTATATTTCCTACTGAATAATTCAAATAATTCAGGTTGATAACCTAATATTTTACCATCTTTTAAAACGCCTATATGTTCGTGTAAGGGGGCATATTCTCGTTTTAAACCCGCTTTAATATCACCTAATATATATTTTTTCCCGTAATCTTGTTGTGTTGTTATTTTATCAACAATTGATTTCATAACCAGCGGGATATCATCAATGTCCGCAATTGGTTCATATAAATCAATATCACCAGCATATAGAAGATTTGAAAAAATTGAACTACCAAATTGTATAACATTAGAAGGCATATAAGACACCATATTTATAGCCTCTATAACGTCATCACTATATTGAACGTCATAATTTTTCATTTTTGTTAATTCTTTAATGTCTTGTTTTGAAACAACAACCTTTTTCATATATAATAACTATAGAAAAAATAATATAAAAATAATTTATTTTTAAAAATAAATTTCTAATTATAATATATATTTTAATGTGTGAATTTATTGAAAAACTATTTATAGAACAAATTAAACCCGAAGAAATTGATATTCAATTAGATGAAGAAGAAGTATTTAAACATTATGATAAAGATAAAGATGAATTATTAATTATGATAGGAAAATTAAAAGCAGAAAATTATAAATTAACGCAGAAATTAGTTGGGTTAGATTTATGGCTAAAGCAAATAGTGGGCGAATTACACGAAGAAAATAAAAAATTGAATAAAGAAATAGAAACTGAAAAATTAGAACAAAAAAAAGATTAAAAAAATTTTATAATATAGTATAATACAAAATGACAGAAAATAATTCTATTATTAATAACAAACCAATGAAAACGAAAAAATGTGTAGAATGTGGAACAGAACATAAAATTAATTATATTTATACTCACTATAAAAGCAAAAAACATTTTAAAAATTTAAATAAAAAATCTATACCTCATTTAGTTGATGATAATACAGCAGACGGCAATTACAAACATTTATTAAATAACATAGATAATATTTTAGATGTGTGTATTCATCTTAAAGGTTATATTAACGAACAATTTAATAAAATTCATTCTAATAATTTAATTTCCTAGCCTAAATTATATATATGTATCAAACAGGAATGTATAAAGTTGGACGTGGTGTAAATGAAGGGATTTATCAATTTGGAGCAGGGAGAAATTATAATGTTATGGGTTTTCCAGTTGGTTATTTTAGTAATACAGGTTTAACTGATATGGCGGAAACAGTAAGCAGACCAATATTAGCAATTAATCAATATATGGGAAGCGGACACAATGAAGAAATGAAAGCAGTTAAAAAGAAAATACCATTAGGAAGACCTAAGCCACGATATCCTAAAGATATGGAAAAAATGCCTTATGTTGTTGGAGATTTAGAAGGTGAAGGAAAAAGAAAAACTAAATTAAGAGATAGACTAAGAAAATTAAAAGAGAAACGGCTAAAAGGTAAAGGTTTTTTAAGTGATATGTTTGGAACTATAGGAAGCGTTTTAGGAACAATAGGAAAGCCAATTTTTGACAATGTGCCAATGCTGAAGCCATTTTCGGGTTTATTAGGTGATAATTCGGGTTATGCTTTAGCATCTAAAGGTTTAAAATCAATAGGTTTAGGTAAAAGAAAAGGCGGAAGAAAAATAATGATGCCAGACCATCCTAAATATAACGAAGTTGTTAAAGGATGCGGAGCACCCAATTTTTCAAAAAATAATTTTGATGATATTGATATGACTAAACCATCAATGGAATTTAGACGAAAGAGAAGAGAAAAAAAAGATATAACATATTAATATATTTTTTTTGTGAAATTTTAAATTTTAATATATTTTTTTGTTATTATAATATAATAATAACAAATGGAAAATGATTTTTGTTTTAGTTTTGAAACAGGTAAAAGATTAGCAATTATAAAATCAAAAGGAAGCAATAACGGAAAAATTATTCATTTATATGATAAAAAAAAGAAATGTTGTAATCTATGCGAGGGAAAATGTAAAGGAAAAAAAAAATGTTGTGAAAATTGTTGTATGTCATACCATAAAGACGGAATAGAACAGGATAACATAACAACACATATAAAATTAGGTGAAGGCGAATATTTTGAAGAATTACCAACAAATGAACCAAATCAAACAAATATCGTTATGATATCAGCCAAAGCAGGAGCGGGAAAATCCTATTATTTAAAGCAGTATATACAAAACTATAAAAAATTATATAAGGATAATAAAATTTATTTAATGAGTGAAAGCAATAAAGATAAATTATTAGATGATTTAGTTAAAAGAATACCATTAGACCAGTTTGTAGAAAGTGAATTAGAATGGAGTGATATACCAGATAATAGTTTATTAGCTTTTGATGATATTGATTGTTTAGAAAATACACGAGAAAACGGTTTTTTAAAAAAAAAATTGTATCATCTAATGAATAGTTCTATTCAAAACGCCAGAAAAAAAGGGATTAGTATAGTTCAAACGGTTCATTGTGCCACTGACGGCCAAACAACTAAAATTATGTTGTTGAGTTGTTCCTCATTTGTGTTTTTCTTAAATAGTGTAAGCATACAACATAAAAACGCTATGAGTAAAAATTTAGGTATATCTAAGGAGAATATAAAAAAAATATTAAGTATGAAAGGCCGTTGGGTTTGTATATTCAATATGTCCCCTATGGTTATTATGGGCGAACAGGAAATTTATATATTAGGTAAAAATTAATTTATTATATATATAATAATGTCTAAACCCTTAGATTTAAATTTATATAATAAAGTCAAAGAGATGGCGAACAAAGTTTTCAAAAGTCCAACGGGAATTTATCGTTCTATGTGGATAAGCCGAAAATATACTGAATTAGGAGGCTTATATGATAAACCAAAATCAAAATCAAAAGTTGATAGGTGGCTAAATGAGAAATGGGTTGATTTAAATCAACCAATCATAAGAGATAAGCAAATCGTAGGTTATAGAAAATGTGGAACTAAAAACACACAAAATAATTTATATCCTTTATGTCGTCCCAGTAAGAGAATAACGAAAGAGAGCCCTGAAGCTTACCAGACTATAGAAAAAAAAATTATTGATAAAGCAAATAAATTGAAACAAATTTTAAAGAATAAAGGTAATACAAAATTTTGATTTGTTTAATCATTATCATTTTTATACGGAACGGGTTGGATTATAAAATTATATATATATATTATAAAATCCAACCCGTTTTTTATAAAAATCTAACTCTATAATAATATGGATATAGCATTAAATGGAAATGAACTAGTAAAAGCTTTAAATGGAAAAGTAAAAGTTTTAGCTTATGACGAACTTTTAAAATTTGATACAATAGATGAGGCAATGTATCCATATAATAAATTAGTAATTCTTTATTTTTGGGATTTTTCTAATAATGTAAAGAACGGGCATTATATAGGATTAAGAAAAGACAAAAATAAAAATACAATATATGTATTTGATAGTTATGGGCGTTTTATTGATGATAATTTGGCAGAGATAGACCCATATAAGAGGAAAAAATATAAACAAGATTTTAAACAATTAACATATTTGTTATTAAATTCACCGTATAAAATAGAATATAACGAATTTCAATTTCAACAAAATCACTCATCAGTATGTGGTAGGTATGTAATTTATTTTTTATTAAGAGATGATTTAAATATGGAACAATTTCAAAATATATTTAGCAAAAAAAATTTTAAAAAAAATGACGAGTTAATTTTACAATTAACAAATTTCATTTAATTTTTATCTATTATAATAATATATAGATAAAAATGAATTCTAACAATAAAAGCCCTTTGTATTTCAATATACAGCAATTAATAGGTTATAATCAATCAACAACAACACCAGCCGATATTAATAAGCAAACAAGCACATTAGAAATTTTCAACCAAGCACCATTTTTAAGAAAAGCAAGTGATTATTTTATAGGCGTTCAACGG